ATTGCTGGTGTTCAGCCAATGACAGGCCCAACAGGCTTGATCTTTGCAATGCGCTCACGCTACGATACACAGACTGGCGCAGAAGCAATGTTCAACGAAGCTGATACAACTCACGCTGGTACAGGTACTCAGACAGGTACAATTCCTGCAACTGATTCCGCAAATACTTCACTGTTTAATACAGGCGCAGGTATGGCAACAACAACTGCTGAAGACCTAGGTGATGGCACAACAATGAACGAAATGGCATTCTCAATCGAGAAAGTCACCGTTGCTGCAAAATCACGCGCGTTGAAAGCAGAATACACAACTGAATTGGCACAGGACCTTAAAGCAGTACACGGTCTTGACGCTGAAACAGAATTGGCAAACATCTTGCAGTCTGAAATCTTAACAGAAATCAACCGCGAGCTTGTTCGTACAATTTACTCAACAGCAGTTGTCGGCGCAGCCGGTACAGCATCAGCTGGTGTATTCGATCTTGACGTTGACGCAAACGGTCGTTGGTCAGTTGAGAAGTTCAAAGGACTTATGTTCCAGATTGAACAAGAAGCAAACGCAATCGCAAAAGGTACACGTCGTGGTAAAGGTAACATTGTTATCTGTTCTTCTGACGTTGCATCAGCATTGCAAATGGCTGGCGTATTGGATTACGCACCAGCACTTAACTCCGCAGCATTGAATGTTGATGATACAGGTAACACATTCGCCGGTGTTCTTAACGGCCGTTACCGCGTATACGTTGATCCATATGCAGGCGCCAACTACATGGTTGTCGGCTACAAAGGTTCTTCTGCATTCGACGCAGGTTTGTTCTATTGCCCATACGTACCACTACAGATGGTTCGCGCTATCGGCGAAAACACATTCCAGCCAAAAATTGGATTCAAGACTCGCTACGGCATGGTCTCAAACCCATTCGCGGATGGAACAGCAGCAAGCACACAAGGTGCATTAACTGCTCAAACAAACCAGTACTACCGTTCAGTACGCGTAACAAACTTGTTCTAATAACAAGAAGCCGGGTTAACCGGACGAACTTGGGGAGCCTCTTGGCTCCCCTTTTTTATTCCATTTCTAATTCGTGTTCAATAAACTCTGCTTCTACTTTGCAGTTAGGATATTTACGGTCAAGATAGCGAAGTTCTTCTGAAGTTGCATAACCAGAATATTCTTCTCCTTTATGAACAACAACTCCAGCTTCGTTAGTAACTGTAATTTTGTAAAATCTTTTCCACATTGTGTATCTCCTTTTGATATAATCATATTATACCATATGAAAACAAATGTCAATAGTTAATTTTACTTTTTTATTGCTCCATTGATTTTCTGTATTCACAATAATAATCCCAAACATAAAACACTAAAAGATATGCAGCAATACCACCAAAAATAGGTACACCGAAGAAAAGTGCGAATGTTAAATCTGCGACTATAAATGCTGCGATATAATCATACCAGCGTATCATTTATTCATCTCTGAAATGCAGATCCATACAAATCCACCAATGATAAGAGCAAGGATCATTGCTGCTGTAACTGCTTCACCCATTTTAACGCTCCGCTAATGGTGTTGTGCTTTGGCTATCGTGATAATCACCGCTTTGGTAATAATCGCGATATGCAGTTTCTTTAACCATCATACCATTTTTCATACGATAGGTTACAATCTCACGACGAACTACACCATCTGTATCGGCATCAAACGCTGCTTTAAAAGGTCCATCAGTCATTGTTAAAATCCTTTAGCATAATGTTAATTTCATCTACTGTATTTCCTAAAGATTCAAGCTGAACTTTAGCAGAATATAGGCTTACTATATAATATACTAAAGCTACAGCTAAGACAAAAATCATAATTTTATCAAGCATTATGAGCTCTCAATCTGACGCTCAAATGGCGCCATAACTGCTTCAGCAAATTCCATAAACTCTTCATTTTTAGCAGCTTCTTCCATTAGGTTTGAAGCATGGTAAATCTTAGCAAGTTTATTGAATTGCGCTTTAGGTACATTTAGATCTTCAGCAATTTTTGCTGCAATATCTTTTTGTAAATCCTTTTCAGCAGAAACGCGAGTCATGCTATCAGACATTTCACGCAATGCCGATTGGATTGTCTTACGGTCAGCGTCCGTAATTGTGGATGGTAAACTACTTCCCGATGTGCTCATTATGATCTCCTATAACAAAAATTTTATGCCAAGCTTTCTTTAACTGTTTAGTCATATTCGTACGAATCAATTTTCTAATTGGTTTATTAAATTGAACGTACGCAATTGTAGATCCTGCAGGAATCAAATATTGGCCAGGACATCTTGCAAAGAAAACCGGCATATTAAATGATCCTATGGATCCTTTCTTCAAGTGGATAATACCAGGACAAACGCGATAATGAACCATATTTGTAATAAATGGTTCTACGTATTGAAATTGGCAATCCTCATCGGCCATCCACATAATTTCGTGTGAAAACTTAAGAACAAGACTGTTCTCACTCATTGTGCCTATTTGTGCATCGTCATGGCCTGATACTGTCCAAAAATTATCGGTTGTTTTCCATCTCCATTCTAACGTCTTCTTTTTCTTATCTTCAAAAATCTCGATAAAAATGTCAGTAGGAGTTTTAAGAGCAATTGATTGCTTAAAGAAATTGATAAAAGCAGGACAAGTCTTTGCAGTTTTAAAAGATGTTGCTGAGTTTGAAGTAATAATCCGATCCCAATATTCCTTCACAAACTCAATCTTACTTTTAATACCACCTTCATACGGAGTTAAATCGCGATACCACTTTGGCGCCTTATCAGCAAATCCATGGCCGATATAGTCTGTTGGTTCAAAATGGTAATATCCTTCTTCCCATCTTGGTCCTTCCATATCGGCAGGCATATGCCGCTCTGATTTTATATCATAATATAATTTCATTGGCAAAGATCCTCATATAAAACGGTATACTTACGATGTCCGCTTTTGTCATTATTATGAATTTTATAATTTACCTTCTTCCCGTAGTGCCTTACGGATTTTGGTTGCTGAGATTGCGTGTATTTCTTCGCCGAGGTCGTGCTCAGTAAATGTATACCCAACACCACGGCCGTAAGAAATATCAACGATGTTGGGAACACAAAGTATAATATACTCGTATCCATCATGGTACCCTTCCTTTTCCAAACCTTTTTTAATATTTTCTACAACTTCAATTTCGCCAAAAGGATTGTCGTCTTGAGTTGCAGTACGTCCACCGCCTGCATCTTTTCCTACAATTCCTCCAACATCTCTAACCATTATAACAACTTGACCTGTAATTGTCAAGGCTTTTTTAAACAAAGCAGTATGGCCATCATGCCATGGCTGCCACCTTCCAAGCATTTGCGCGGTTGGTTTTTGATAATCAAACATTGGTTTATCGTACATCCTTATTCACTCCAAATTTTATATAATTATACCAAATCCGTTCATGCCCATAATAAAGCACAAACTTGATAATAAGATCAGCTGCGAAAACAGCTCCTACTGCTTTCGGAGGTAATCCAAAGAACCACGCAATTAATGCTGTGACAATACTCGCAATAATTCGCCATGTTACTGCTTTGGCTAAATGCCGCTTTCTTGATATGTCACTCATTCTACTCTCTTCATTTCTCCATTTATTACTTTAAACAATTGAACATCGCCTGTATGACGGATATATTGCCGACCGCCATCAATCATATTTCCATCAATAAAAATACAATCGTGGTGAGATTGGCTATACCACAAATCGCCATCTTTATCTTCAACCATTCCAAACTCAAGTTCTTCAACATAGTCCGCACCCGTGATCATAAGGTCAGATGTCGTCGGCGATACATATAAACCAAAATAGCGATTGCCAAATTCTGGGTGTGGTGTTTCACGAAAGAAAATATCCATCGGAACATCGCTTGCTTTCAAATCTGTAGAGCATACATATTTAATAGGAACACCATCTCTTTTAGAATAATGATCTTCTATCATTTTGGTATTAAATTTAGGAGCGTGTTTAATCATGTCTTTCCATCCAAGTCTGAACTACAGGCAATAGAGCTTGATGCGTATCATCAAACCAATCTTTTACATGGTAATCGCAATGCGGCGGGTTTACGAATACCTTATTTGTATCTTCAAACCGACCTTCTTTAATTGTGTCCATCCAAACAGTAAAGTCAGGATCGAATGCTTTTCTAGCCTCTTCAGTAGGACAAACGAAATCTGTTACTGCAATTTTACCTGCCATAACAACACCGTCCGCTAAATGTCTCATACGTTGCGCCTGTCGC